GTTCCTAAAGATGAGAAGGGAAATGTTTTATTCTCTTCCATTAAGTCATATACGGATACAGCTGATGAGGGAAGTGATTACCTGTGCCATATAGTTTATGGGGAATATAACAAAGAAGCTTATATATTAGACATTGTATACACACAGGAACCAATGGAAATAACAGAAGACCTTGTAGCAGCTTCACTATTTACTAATGCTGTAAACAGGGCAGACGTAGAGTCAAATAATGGTGGTAAAGGCTTTGCAAGAGCTGTGGAAGGTAAACTAAAGACTAAGTATGGAAGCAACAAAACAGTGATCAAGTGGTTCCATCAATCAGAGAATAAGCAAGCCAGGATACTTTCAAATGCAACATGGGTAATGAATCATATTTATTATCCAGTCAATTGGAGAGACAAATGGCCAGAATATTATAACGCTATGGTTACTTACCAGCGTGAAGGAAAGAACCTTCATGACGATGCTCCGGATGCAACGACCGGTATAGCCGAACAATTCAACAATAAGAAAAAAGTTAAGGTAGGAAATAAGGCTAAGATAGGATTGAGATAGGGGATGATAATATGGCGATTTACAAAGACAGAGGCTTGTTAAATGAGGATGGAAGTATCCCGGACAAGCTACTTATCAACTGCATAAAACAGCATAAAGAGATGGTTGCCAGGTACAAACTCTTAAACAGTTATTATGATGGTGAACATAAAATATTGCAGAGAACACTTAGCAGTGGCAGTTTGCCAAACAATAAGATAGTTTGCAATCACGCTAAATATATTACAGATATGGCTATTGGTTATGTGTTTGGTGCCCCAATTAGCTATAGTGGTGATGGCTCAGATGAATTTAATAGAATATTTACAAAAATAGAAGAGGATAGCCACAATAATGAGTTAGCTCTGGACTTAAGCATAATGGGCGTAGGATATGAGCTTTTATTCATGAATGATGAAGAAATCCCTTACCCGGAGCTTGCAGTGATAAGCCCTATGAATGCTTTTCTTGTATGCGATACATCGGTCAAGCATAAACCTATGTTTGGAGTAACCTATTACGAGAAGAGAGACATTGATGACACCTTAAAAGGATATGACATCAATGTTTATACGAAAGACAAAATACTACATGCATTTACTGCAACATTAGAGGCTACTGCTTATGAGTGGAAGACGGATGAGGAGGAGGAGCACTACTTTAAGGATATTCCTCTCATTGAATACAAAAACAACAAGAGATGCAGAGGAGACTTCGAGGACGTTATAACACTGATTGATGCTTATAACCTCCTGCAGAGTGATCGTGTTAATGATAAAGAACAGGTTGTTGATGCACTGCTTGCCGTTATTGGAGCAAGCCTGGGCGATGACGAAGAGGAGAAAATTAAAACTGCTAAGCTGCTTAAGGAAATGAAAATAATAGAGCTCGATGAAGGCGGGGATGCTAAGTGGCTGGTAAAAAACTTGAATGAAACTGAAATAGAAGTGCTTAAGAAGTCCCTCAAGAGCGATATACATGAGTTTTCTAAGGTACCGGACTTGACAGACGAGAACTTCGCCAACAATCAATCAGGTGTGGCCATGAAATATAAGCTGTTAGGCTTTGAACAGCTGGGGAAGACGAAGGAAAGGTATTTCAAACAGGGCTTAAGGCAGAGGCTAAAGCTTATGGCGAACATAGAGAACATAAGAGCTAAGAACATAGATTCATCTAAGATTGACATTACCATGAAGAGGACGCTTCCGGTTGATGAGGAAACACTTGCCAAGATAGCTCAGGAGACGGATGGCTTTTTATCCTGGGAAACAAGGGTCAAGAAGTTTGACGGGGAGATTGATGTTGATGAGGAGAGAAAGCGGCTTCAGGAAGAAAACAGACAGAAGCTTGAGGACCAGCAGAAGGCCTTTGGATCTTATGATTTTAAGAACGACCAACAAAGCACTCAGCAAAATAATAATGTTACTGAGGAATCATAATGAAAAACAAAAAGTACTGGGAAGAAAGGGCCAACCTCAGGATGGAATCGTACCACAAGGACAGTGATAAAGTCATAGCAAAAATAAACAAGGCCTATGATAAAGCCTTAGAGGATATTAACGAGGACATCGACCATATATTTAACACATATGTCTCTAAGCATGATCTAACCCCTGAGGAAGCCAGAGAGCTACTAAACCAAGCCGCTAATCCTGAGATTGTGATTGAAAAATATAAGGAGATACTCAACCAGGTAAAGGACGACACCATAAGGAAGCGCATATTAGCCAAGCTTAACAAGGAAGCTTATAAAGCCCGCATAACAAGGTTGGAGGCCCTTAAAGAATCCATCAGGGCTAATATGTACAAGGTGGCAGATACGGAGCTCGCAGTATCCACTAAGGGCTATTTAGACACCATAGACAGTGCATATTATCATAACATGTACGACCTGCAGAAGGGCATGAGCCTGGGCTTTGACTTTGCTCCTCTGGATGATAAGGGTATACAGGAAATATTGAAGCAGAACTGGAGCGGCAAGCATTACTCTGAAAGAATATGGGGCAATACGCAGGTTCTCTCCTCCAAGCTGGAAGACATAGTAACCAATGGCATACTGACAGGCAAAAGCAACAGACAGATGGCTAACGAACTTATGGACATGACTAATTCAGGCAAGCTTGCAGCGGAAAGGCTTATAAGGACAGAAACAACCTATATGGCCAATGCTGCGGAAATGGAGAGCTACAAGGAAGCGGATGTGGATAAATATGTTTTTGTAGCCACCTTGGACAGCCGTACTTCCAATGTGTGCAGGGAGCATGATGGTAAGGTTTACAAAGTATCGGAAGGAGTACCGGGGGAGAACTATCCTCCTCTTCATCCGTTTTGTAGAAGCACAACCATAGCGTATGATGGAGAAGAAACCTTGGCAAGGATGAAGCGTAGGGCAAGGGACCCTGTGACAGGAAAGACGTACACCGTTCCGGGCAACATGAGCTATGAAGAATGGCGTAAGAAGTATGTGGCTGGCAAATACGGGGAGGACAAGGCAGATGCACTCGACAAGATGGTAAAGAACAGAGCCTCTGACAAGAAGCAATTTGACAGATACAAGGAGATTTTAGGAGAAGATGCTCCTAAGTCCTTGAAAGACTTCCAAGAGTTGAAGTATAATAATAGTGAGGGATGGGAGAAATTAAAAGAAAAGTTTGAACTATCTTTTATAAAAAAAGATTTTAAAGATATACCTTCATTCCATAAGAATTGTAGTGACCTTTTAACAAGAAAATGGTATAAGGCACATGATGAAAATATTCCTAATCTTATTGATAAAACTAAATCTATTGAAGAACAAGCAAGACAAGCACATGCATTAAGAAATACTTATAGGACTCAGGCAAGGGATTTGATGAGGGACCAAGAAAAGAGAAGGGAATTAGACAAGGATAGACCTAATTTAACATTTGAAGAGCAAATCAATAAAAAGATTAGGAATAAAGGAATTTCTAGAGAGGATGCAATTAATGATATATTAGAAACAGCAACTAAAACTAATAAGATGGTTGATAAATCTTTAGGATTGGAGTGATTGATATGTATGAATATAATATTTGCAATCAAGCAGATGAGGAAATGTTCACTAAACAATGTGCAGCACTTGAAAAAAATATACCTAATTTAAGGAAAGATAAATTGCTAATTGATGTTGATGAAACTAAAATTCAATCATATAAATTAGGGCTTAACAATATTGTGGTATACAACGATTATTGTATAGGGGCTGTATACATAAGGTCAGAAATAGAATTAAAGCAATACTTTCCTGGTTAAACAAGCACTTACTTAGTTGGTAGGTGCTTTTATTATGCTTTGAAATGGAGGTGATGGGGTTGGTTATACCTGACAATGTTAAGATTGGCTACAAGGACTATAAAGTAACCATGGTGGATGGTCATGTGATTGATGATAATAAGGTATGCTATGGTTGTATTGAGTACAATGACAGCAATATCAACATTTCAAAGCAATATAGTATAGACCAGCAGAAGTGTACCTTCCTGCATGAGTGCATTCATGGTATAGATGATGTGGTTGAAATTGGACTGGATGAGGACCAGGTAAGGCAGCTTGCTAAAGGCCTATATCAGTTCATAAAGGATAACCCAGAGATATTTAAACAGGGAGGTGAGTAGAGAGCATGAAAAAGTTATTTATTAGTCAGCCAATGAGAGGAAAGACAGACGAAGAGATTAAGACCGAAAGAACAGAGATTATCAGAAGAGTAAATGCAAGGTTTGGAGAAGTAAAGGTTATTGACAGTTTCTTTGAAAATGCTCCACATGATGCAAGGCCATTATGGTTCCTAGGGAAGTCTTTAGAGCTTCTGTCTACTGCAGATTGTGCATACTTTGCAGAAGGCTGGAAGGATTATCGAGGCTGCAGAATAGAGCATGAATGTGCTGTGCAGTATGGAATTGATATAGTAGGAGAATAAGGAGGCGATTAGTAATGCAACCAGGAAACCATGTGGTTAGTACTAATGGTGATTATGGAATAATCATGAGTATTAATGAAAAGACAAATCAAGCCAGTGTATGCACTAGGCTGACTCAAAGTGGTGGAATAACAGTCACTACTTATGATAATTATCAAAACAAATTAAGATTAGCAGATCCAGTCTTAGGTAACTAAGGCTTTTTATTATGCCCTGAGTAAGGCATTAAACTGCTTGAAAAAAATAATTGAACGGTATGGGGCAGCTGCAATGTACCGGGCAAGGAGGTATATATGAACAATCATCACTTATTTATGACACAACCTTTCATGGCACCAGATAACGGGACAGGCACAGGCGGAAGCGGTGAACCTGTTATGCAGACAGGTGCTAATAATGGGGCAGGTATCGAAGGCAATAAGGGGGATGGAAAGGGTGATAAGTCCTTTGACGATATCCTTGCTGACAAGAAGTACCAGTCCGAGTTTGACAGAAGGGTAGCTAAGGCTCTTGAGACTGCTAAGATCAAGTGGGAAACAGAAAAAGCTGCAGAGATTCAGAATGCAAAACAGGAAGCTGAGAAATTGGCAAAGATGAATGCTGAACAGAAAGCAAAGTATGCAGAGGACAAGAGAATAGAAGAGCTCAACAAGAGGGAAAGGGACATCACAACCAGAGAGCTCAAGGCGCAAGCTTATGAAATCCTAGCAGAAAAGAACCTGCCTAAGGAGCTTATAGCAACCCTCAACTTTACAGATGCTGAACAGTGCAATAAAAGCATTGAAGCAGTAGAGAAAGCCTTCCAAGCTGCAGTAGAAAAGGCGGTGAATGAAAAGCTAAGAGGAGGTAAGCCACCAAAAGATAGTGCCGGCTCCAGTAACAGTCTACAAGAAACTATAGCCAAGGCTATGAGAGGCCAAATTTAATTAAGAAAGAAGGTAAAAAATTATGTCAAATACTATTGAATATGCAAAAATATTTCAAACAGAGCTTGATAAAATTGCTGTCCAGGAAGCTTTAACTGGCTGGATGGAAGCCAATGCGGGTAAGGTTAAGTATAATGGGGGAAACGAAGTTAAAATCCCTAAGTTATCCGTGGATGGCCTTGCTAACTATGGAAGGACAGGAAACACAGGGTTTGTCGCTGGAGATGTTAACTTCACATATGAAACCAAGACCATGACACAGGATAGGGGAAGAAAGTTTGTCATTGATGCTAATGACGTTGATGAAACAGATTTTGTACTGACTGCATCAAACATAATGGGTGAATTCCAAAGAACTAAGGTTATCCCTGAAATAGATGCTTATAGGCTCTCAAAGCTGGCCGCAACTGCGATAGGCGTTGATGCAGATGCTAACGTTGAATATGGCTATACACCTGCAAGTGCGACCGTTATTGCTAAAATTAAAGCTGGTATAAAAGTGATCAGAGAAGCTGGATATAATGGTGAATTAGTTATCCATGCAACCTATGATACTGTAACAGAAATTGAAATTGCAGCTCTGGGCAAATTAGCGAGCACGACATTCTCCCAAGGGGGCATTAATACATCGGTCCCTGTGATTGACGGTTGTCCTATAATTGCAACTCCACAGAACAGAATGTATTCAGCAATCACATTATATGACGGATCTACAGCTGGCCAGACTGCGGGCGGATATGTCAAAGGTGCAACTGCACTTGATGTTAACTTCATCATAGTACCAAGAACAGTTCCTTTAGCAGTATCAAAGCAGGACAATATGAGAATATTTGACCCAAAGACATATCAAGCTGCAAATGCATGGTCAATGGACTATAGAAGATACCATGATATATGGGTTCCTGACAACCAGGTTAAGTCAGTTTATGCCAACATAAAGGATCCAAAACCAGCGAGCTAAAGGAGGGGAATGATTAATGCTACTGATTAGAGAAAATGTAGAAAGAATAGTGGCAGATGATGTCATTGCCAAACAGATGATTGAGAAGGAGGGTTACAAAGAAGTACCCGAAAAAGAAAAGTCAACTGCGGTGGCTCCAAGATTTGATGGTATGGATGTTGAGCAATTAAAAGTTTATGCATCAGAGCATGGCATTGATATCGGTCAGGCAACTTCTGTAAATGGAATCTTAAAAAAGATTGCCGATGCAGAAAAAAAGAATAAATAATATCAGGGGATGTCTTTTGGCATCCTCTTTTAATGAGGTGCTATTATGACACAGTTTGAAAAATTAAAAATTAGATTGCCAGATGTATCAGATGCACTGCTTATACAGCTCCTTGAGGATGCAGAACAGGCTATACTTGACTATACAAACAGGGGTGTGCTCCTTCCTAAAATGGAAGGCCTGCAGAGAGAGTTAGCTATAATCTACTATAACCGGCTAGGCAGCGAATCAGAGGCATCCAGAAGTGAGGGCGGCATATCTGTAAGCTATGAGATGCCAGAGCATATAAAAGACAGGCTGAAGGCATATAGGAGGCTTAAGGTGGTGGGCTGCATTGAGAGTGAAGAATAAAAAAACATATCTATTGGCCAAGAAAACTGTCATTACTGATAGCGAAGGCGGTAAATACCCAGGATGGGAAATACCTATAGAGATTAAAGCATATATTTATCCGGCATCAGGTAAGATGCAGGCAGAAATTTATGGGCAAAGACTCAACTATATACTGAACATGCTCTATGACGGTTCTGAAGAGTTGGAGGAGGGTGACGGTATATGTTACTCAGCAGCTGCTATCAGTGATAAGAAACCTGACTATAAGATAATAAGCATAAAGTCATATGGGCATAAGGTAATAGAATTGGAGAAGATATTAAATGGCTGAGAACATAAAAGGCGTTGAAGAGCTGCTCGATAAGCTGAACTCCTTAGAGGTTAATGCCCTGGCTGAGCTAAGAAAAGCTGTGGACAGAGAGATAAAGAAAACCGTACAGGCTGAGGCAAAGCTTCTATGTCCTGCTGATGATGGAGCTTTGAGAAACAGTATAGTCACACAAGTGACAGAGGATGATAACGGAATAGATGCCAGATGTGTAACAAGTAAAGAGTATGCTGCATATGTAGAGTTCGGTACCGGCCCTAAAGGGCAGGCTGATAATGCCGGCATTTCTCCTGAAGCTTCCATAGCCTATTCACAAACACCCTGGTGGATACATGAGGGTAGTGGTAAAAATGAGGTGGACAGGGCAACAGCTGAGAAATACGGGTGGTTCTATGTTGATACTCCCAATGGACGCTTTTATAAGTGTTATGGTCAGGCAGCACAACCTTTTATGTACCCTGCACTGAAGAATAATGAAAAGCAGATAAAAGCTCGTATCAGGAAAGATCTTAAGGATACGATTAGGAGGTTATGCGAAAAGTGATTAATGTAAAGGAACAGATATATGATGCGATTAAAGGAATAAGCCAGAATGTATCCGATAGCTATCCTTCTGGCTGGGCAATACTTCCTGCTATTCAGTATGTGGAAGAGGACAATAAAGTTCAGGAGTGGACAGATGGCAGAGAGCAGAAATCATATCTAAGATATAAAATCGACATATGGCATAACCGCAGTACAAGTGAAACAACTCTGGAAATAGACAAAGCAATTTCAGCACTTGGACTAAGGAGGACAATGTGCCAGGATGTGCCAGACCCTAGCGGGCTAAAACATAAAGTACTTAGATATGAAGGTGTCATAGACGTTGATACAGAGATGGTATACCAATATTAAGAGGAGATGATATTCAATGTTAGCTAATGGAATAACACTGGGATATAAAAAACATGGCGGAAGCGAAACAACATATACAAATCTTCCGGGGCTTAAAGAAGTCCCTGAAATAGGAGTTGAACCTGAGAAAGTTGATAATACCTGCCTGAGCGATACTGTTAAGCAGTACGAAAACGGAATAGGTGATGCTGGAGACCTTGAATATAAGTTCAAATATGTAAACAGTGCAGCCACGGATTCTTATAGGGTATTAAGGAAGGCTCAGGAAGACGGAGAAGTACTGGATTTTCAGGAGAAACTACCTGACGGAACAACATTTTCATTTACTGCGCAGCCGAGTGTAAAGCTCGGAGGCGGAGGAGTCAACGGAGTAATAGAGTTTACCCTAAAGATGGCCTTGCAGAGTTCAATAACAGTAGTAGACCCAGAATAATTGACCGGCACCCCTTCATGGGTGCCTTATTTTATAGAAAGATAGGTGATAAATATGGCAAGAAAACCATTTGCAATATGGAAGGTAGGAGAAGAGGAATATAAGCTTAAACTTACCACATCAAAGATTACAGAGGTTGAGGAAAAGCTTAAGGTAGGCCTTATGGATGTAATGGGAACTGTCAGAACACTCCCTCCACTGAAGGTTATGCTTACAATTACTCATGCTGCAATGCAGCAGTTTAACAGCGGCATAAAGGAAAGGGATGTATATGATATCTTTGATAAGTACATAGAAGAAGGCGGCTCGCAGCTGGACTTTTTCGCCAATGTATTCATGGAGATATATAAGGTGTCCGGTTTTTTTACACCGAAGCAGACGGAGGAACTGACGATAGACCAAGAGAAGATGCAGGACCTCATGTAGCAACTGTAACGGAGTTGATTGAAGAATTATATCCTATTGCCCTGGACATTGGCATAAAGCCCTATGAATTTGATAATTACAGCATCCAGGAAGTGTATGACCTGATATCGAGTCATAACAGACAGGTAGAGGTAAAAGCACAGGAAGAAAAGGAAAGAATCAAGCTGCAGGCATCCATGAATAATATACTCGCATTACAGATAGGAGAGAGAGTAGCCCAGCTATTTGATAAGGATTTTCAGCCTACTCCTATTACAGATATTTATCCGGAACTGTTTAAAGAAGAACTTGAGGCAAGGCGTGAAAACGAAATGGAGCTTTATAAGATAAGGATGAAGGATTATGCTTACAGGCATAACAAGAAAATCAAGGAAGGAGGCAGGATAGGATGACTCTTGAAGAACTGAACGTAATCATTAATGCACAGACAGCACAGTTCAGAAAAGAACTGAATCAGGTTCAGAATCAGGTTAATAGTCTTACCTCCAATGTAAATAAGAAGGTATCTTCCATCAAAAATATATTTTCAAGACTTGGAAAGTTCATGGCAGTTTTAGGCATAGGGAAGATCCTTAAGGATTCAATTACATCTGCTATGGATTCCATTGAATCAGAGAGTCTTGTGGGGACTGTCTTCGGGAACATGACAAAGGATATCCAGGACTGGTCCAACAACCTCCAGGAGACCCTTGGGCTTAATGCCTATTCGGTAAGGAAGAACGCTGCAACACTATTTAACATGTCCAAGAGCTTAGGCATGACAGGAGACAATGCACTGGAAGTATCAAAGGACCTAACATTGCTCGCTGAGGATATGGCATCGTTCTATAACATATCATCAGATGAGGCATTCACCAAGATAAGAAGCGGCATTACAGGAGAGACGGAACCTTTAAAACAGCTTGGAATAATGATAGATGAAAATACGCTTAAGCAGTATGGCTATAGTCAATCAATGACAAATTCTGAAAAGGTTATGGTAAGGTACAAGGCAATAATGGCTCAGACAAGCGCAGCTCATGGGGACCTTGCAAGGACGATAGATTCTCCTGCCAACCAGTTAAGAATACTTAAGAACAACCTTCAGATGCTTTCCATTGAGCTTGGAAGAGCCTTCATGCCTATACTTACAACTGTGTTGCCAATATTGAACAGCTTTATACAGGGACTGACGCGGACCATGAGTGTTGTTGCATCATTCATGAGCACATTGTTTGGTAAAAGCGGAAGTGCATCCTCTGGTGTTGGAAGTTTAGGAACAGCTATGTACTCAGCTGCAGATGGCGCAGGTGCATTAAGCAGTAACCTGAATGCGGCAGGAAGTAATGCTAAAAAAGCAGCTAAAGAAGTCAAAAGCCTGCTAAGCGGATTTGATGAGATAAATTCACTTAGCTCTGGCAATGGAACTGATACATCCGGAGCTGCAGGGCTTGCTGGCGAAGGTGGATCAGTACTCGGGGCAGGTAATGGACTTGACTTGGGACTGGATCAGGAACCAGATACATCAGGAGTAAATAAGGCTGCTAAAAAGATAAAATCCACAATAAAAGGCATAGTCGATACAGTCAAGGAAAATAAAAAAACCATAACATCAATGATTGCAGGTATATTAGCTTCTATTGCAGGATTTGCAGTAATATCAAACTGGACAGCTATTGTAAAGGGGCTGAGCGGTGCCTTATCTGCAGTAGGTAAAGTAATAGGAGCCATAAATACTCCTGTTCTTTTAATAGCGGCAGCCATAGGCCTTGTAGTAGGCAATATAGTGTATCTGTGGCAGACAAATGAGGAGTTCAGGAACAGTGTAATAGACGTATGGACAGAGATACAAACATTCATAGGTAAGGTAGTTGACGATATCGGATCAATCCTTCAGGGAATATGGGCTGCCTATGGAGAACCACTGCTGACGAACCTGAAGAACTTTATGAAGTCAATTCAGGATACAATCATTGCAGTGTGGGAAGGGTTCATTAAGCCTGTCATTGAAGGTGCACTTGAAATGCTTACTTGGTTATGGGATAAGCACCTTAAGGGTTTAGTCCAGCAGGTCGGAGAATTTGTTATGAAGCTGGTCAATGGAGCCCTGGAGGTATACAACGGGTTTATTGCTCCTATAGTTAACTGGCTTATAAGAACTTTAGGACCTGTCTTTTCTGATTCCTTTAAATTCATATTGGATGTCTGTGGTAGTCTGTTTGCAGGAATTTCCGATGTATTTAAAGGAATATTTAAAGTACTTGGTGGTCTTATCGACTTCATAGCCGGGGTATTTACTGGCAACTGGAAGAAAGCCTGGCAGGGGCTTAAGGACATAGTGAGGGGAATATTTGATGCTCTGGTCGGTGTGGTCAAGGTGCCAATCAACCGGATAATTGATGTCATCAATAACATGATTAGGGGCCTGAACAAGATAAACATAAAGATACCCAGCTGGGTCCCAGGCTTTGGAGGCAAGAACTTTGGTATAAATATACCTAGCATTCCTAAGCTGGCCAAGGGAGGTATTGTTGACAGTACTACGCTTGCAATGATAGGTGAACGTGGTAAAGAGGCTGTCATGCCTTTGGAAAACAACACTGAATGGATAGACAAACTGGCTGATAAGCTGGCTAAGAACATAGTTATCAACAACAGCAATACTGGAGACAGAGACCTTTATCTGGAACTACACATAGGAGATACTAAGTTTGGCAAGGTATGCGCAAAGGCTATAAATAAGGCACAGGCCCAGGAAGGCAGGATTTTATTAGAACTATAATCAGGGAGCTTATAAATGGCTCCCTTTTCCATATAGAAAGGAGGCAGCCATGGCTATATTAAAAATTGACGGGGTAGCAGTTAAAGACCCTAAAAAGTGTGATATTACTATATCGGATATAGACGGAGAGACGACGCGTAATGCTGCAGGGCTGCTTATAAGAGATTGGATTGCTGAAAAAAGAAAAGTAGAGGTTGAGTGGGGCCCACTTTCAACGGCAGAGAGTGCAGCTATACTAAGTAAAGTAAAAAAAGGCAAGTTTGTGGAGCTTACTTTTGAGGACCCTGAGCTGGGGCTTATAACTAGAACAATGTATGTAGGAGATAGAAAGGTACCTATGTACAGCTGTATAAATGGTGTTCCACGTTGGGAAGGCCTATCTGTAAATTTTATAGAACGGTAAAGGAGGGAGAATATGTATAACGTTACAACAACATTTTTAGAAAAGATAAAAGAAAATAACAGGCATATACAGCCGTATGTTGTTATAGGAAGTACAGGGCTTGATTATAATCAGGTGTGTGAATTTAGCATAGATAGCTCCTATGGCGATTCCCTCCCTTCTATCGGCGGTGTGGTAGCATCCACCCTAAAGCTAAAGCTTGTTAGGGGCACACCTACACCGGAGATTTTTACCACGCAGGATATAAAGCCTTATATTAAACTGGAAACTAGCACAGGCGTGCGGGAAAGCATCCCTCTGGGCGTGTATAAACCCAAAATAGATTCTATTAAGAAAACTAATTTGACAATAGAAATAGATTGCATGGATGCCATAGGCTACAGCGGAGAGATACCCTACAACTCTACACTAACTTATCCTACTACCACAACAGCTGTACTGCAGGAGATACAGGAACAGAGTGGTATGTCTATTGTGATACCAAGCATATCTGCAACGGTTAAGACAGCCATAACAGGATCCTGCAGACAAGCCTTAGCAGAAGTAGCAGAGTTATTGTCTTGCAATGCAGTGGTAGACCGTACAGGCAATGTGGTATTTAGGTATCTTAACAACACTAATTTTGCTCTAGATGCCAACAACTACATGGATTTTAAGCTTACCAGTGAGGATACAATTACAATAGGTAAGCTTAGGTGCAAGAAAACAGGAGAGGATGCAGTAGACCTTACCGTTGGCAGTAATGGTTTTGAGCTTAGTTTTGAGAATGACAACGTAACCACTACAGCAGAACTGCAGACAATTTATAACCGTATATTTCCTGTTACTTACTATTCTTACACTCTTACATGCCAAGGGATGCCACACTTGGATGTAGGGGACAAGATAAGCCTCACAGACAATAAGGGAGTTACAAGGAATTTATATGTACTCAGCCATAAGCTTACTTTCAGCGGTGGCCTTAAGAGTGAATTTAGCGCAGCAGCACCCAGCAAGGACAGCAGTGGCACAGGCAGTACAGGTAACACAATAACGGGTAACTTAAAGGAACTTAATATCCATAAGCAGATTGTGGAGGAGCTTATAGCAGGCAATATAACAGCGGACAATATAAAGGCTAACAGTATAGATGCTACAAGGCTAAAGACGGGTACTATTACTGCAGATAGCGGTGTAATAGCCAACGCAGCCATAAAGACCGCACATATACAGGATGCGGCTATAACAAGTGCAAAGATACTAGATGGTGCTATAAGCAATGCAAAAATAGGAGATGCGGAGATAACTGGAGCTAAGATAGCTAATGCAACCATAGGAACCGCTAAAATAGAGCAGGGTGCTATTACAACAGCATTAATAGATACAGGTGCTGTAGGCACAGCGCAGATAGCGGATGGAAGCATAACAGACGCTAAGATAGTAAGTTTAACAGCAAATAAAATTACGGCAGGGACGCTGGATGCTGGAGAGATAAACGTAGTAAATCTTAATGCAGATAATATAACTGTAGGAACTATAAATGGACAACGTATAGCGGATGGTGCTATAACAACAGAAAAAATAGATGATGAGGCAGTAGATACAAGTAAAATAAAAAAATTAGCTATTTCTACAGAGCTTTTATCAGCAGATGCAGTAACGGCAGACAAGATAGTTAGCGGAGCCGTTACGACAGATAAACTTGCTGCCAAATCTGTTACAGCTAATAAAATAGCTTCAAACGCAGTAACAGCAGATAAAATTGCGGCTAATGCTATTACTGCTGATAAGATACAGGCTGGAGCAATTACTGTTGATAAAGTATCAAGTAACTTCGGAGCTTCTTTGGATTTAAACAGTAATGTAGCAATAACAAGTAAAGTTAGCAAGGGTGATGTAATTGCTGAGATTAACCTTAGTGAGGGAAATGCCAAAATAGCAGCTGGCAAGATAGCGCTGGAAGGTTTTGTTTCCGTAAATGAGAAGTTTTCCATAGATGAAGCTGGTTTCATGAATGCCACAGGTGGTACTATTGCTGGATTTAAAATTGATAGCACTTCTTTGAGCTGTGATATTGCAGAGGACTATAGTTGGCTAACATCAGCCGATGAAACAAAAGTACAGCAGGCAATCTTGGGCAATGTAACGCTGACAGATGCTGAAAAAGAAAAATATAATATAAGTGGAAGCTATTACATTTCTGCCACAGATCTGTTAGCTATTCATAGAATATTGACCGGAGCAGATCCAAATTATTCGGATTCAAAAATGTCAATTAACCTAAATTCGGCAAGAAATGCAATCTTAATTGAAGGATTAACAGGTTATAAAGCAGGTTGGAAAACTAGAATTGGTGCTGGCGGTTTTCAGGGTAAATTTGTAAATTGTGAAAGATTGACTTGCAACGATATATCTTTAGCTGGTGGCTATCTGGATGATTATGTAGTCGAGCAGGGAACGTCTGGCATATGGACATATAGAAAATGGAACAGTGGAATCGCAGAATGCTGGGGAAAAACCTCGCTTCAAACCATTAGTGTAACTATTGCTTGGGCAGGACTCTATTATGGAAATATTCCTGCGGTATATTTACCATTCCAATTTGTATCAGTTCCATTTTGTTATGCTTCAGCAGTTGATAATGGTAGTAACTGGAGTATACAACCTTCAAGTGGTGGTTCGCCAACACAAACTAGAGCATTATATGCTATATCTCCTGTTTATGGAACATATAGCATTGCAGTTGAATATTTGGTAATAGGAAGGTGGAAATAATGTCAAATAATGAATTTAAAATTTCCGAAGATTTGCTGAATAGATATCATATAAGTAAAGAAAGATGCTTGCAAGATCCTCTAACAGGTTACATGACATTTTTAATACAAACAGATTATATCCCTAACAAAATAATTGAAGCTCAAGTTTTAGGCACAAGCCTTAATGAAGATTATACAGAAATATTACAGGCAAGGCAGATAGCAAGAGAACAGATAAATTTACTAACAAATAGTTAACAATGGAGCTCCAGTGCGGGGCTCCTAATTTTATACTTATGCGGAGGTGCAAGAATGAAAGAAAAAGAAATCTTTAATAGTGTTATAGCAGCATTGGGGACAGGCTTAACATATCTATTTGGCTCGTGGGATACAGCTTTAATAGTGCTGGTTATATTTATGGCTATTGATTACATTACAGGATTGATGCGAGCTACAGTAAACAAAGAGGTCAGTAGCTCAGTAGGTTTCAAGGGGCTTACGAAAAAGTTTGCTATACTCCTTGTTATTATTGTTGCTGTATTGCTGGATAGGCTAACTGGTACAGGCAAATGGGTATTTAGGACGCTGGTTGCATATTTTTATATCGCCAATGAAGGTATATCTATACTTGAAAACAGTGCTGCATTAGGTCTGCCGGTTCCAGACAAGTTGAAGGACGTTTTAGCTCAGCTCAAAGATGGAAAAAAATCTATATCAGAGGAGGAAACAAAGAATGCTTAAGGGTATAGATGTCAGTTATGTGCAGGGTAAAATAGACTGGGATACAGTCAAGAATCATATAGACTTTGCCATTCTCCGTTGTGGCTATGGACAAGACAAGGCTTCTCAGGACGATAGCCAATTCGCAAGAAACATAAGCGAGTGTGAAAGGCTCGGGATACCATACGGAGTGTATCTCTACAGTTATGCAGATAGCATAGAAAAGGCAGCAAGCGAAGCAGATCATGTGCTCAGATTGATAAAAGGCCATAAGCTTGCATATCCAGTTTACTATGACTTGGAGGACGCAAAAACAACAGGAAAATGTTCAAACGAGGTAATCGGACAGATTGCAAAGACTTTCTGCGATGCTATAGAAGCTGCAGGCTATTGGGTAGGTATTTACGCCAATCTCAGCTGGTGGAACAATAAGCTTACTGATAAGGTGTTTGATAAGTGGGTACGCTGGGTTGCGCAATATAATTCCACCTGCGACTATAAAGGCACATATGGCATGTGGCAGTATACAAGCTCCGGCTCCGTGGCTGGCATAAATGGAAGAGTAGATATGGATTACTGCTACGACAACTATCCTGAGAAGATATTAGGCAAGGTAGAGACACCTAAACCAGAAACAACGCCACCTTCAAAACAAACTAAAACTTATACCGTACAACGTGGAGATACCCTTTCCGGCATAGCTGCAAAGCACGGTATGACCTTAGCCAGGATAATAGAACTCAATCCGCAAATAACTAATCCTAATCTTATCTACGCTGGCCAGACGGTATATGTAGAAGGTACTTCATCAACTACTCCAACATCAACGACAACTAAGACACCTTACAAAGGCCAGAAGGTAAGCCTAAACAATGTTCCTCTCTATGGATCAGCAAGTACCCAAGTAGCCTGTGGCAAGGTAAAAGGTACATACTATCTTTGGGATGGAGTTCTTGTAAATGACAGGTATAGGATAACTAATTCAGCTAGCAGGGTTGGCGTACAGGGGCAGGTTACAGGGTTTATAGACAAGAAATATGTATAATTAACATTAGAGCTACTCTCTCAGGAGAGTAGCTCTTTATTTTTGATAATAGCAGGGAATCAACATACTTATAGGAATAAAATAACTTTTTTATAATATAATAAAGCAAGTATATTTATGGTATAATTGTATCTAACAAGGAAATTAAGTATAGCATTTATGAGGATGGAGGGATTCAATTGATGAGAACCATAAAAAAAATTGAATATGCCAATGAGGCATATGAGAACGCAAAAGAAAATATTAAAAAGCAAAAGATAACTTTTAAGGAGGGATGGAATAAATGGGGAAAGAAGTCAATGAATCCTCGCAATATTCCATAATTGATTTCCTGTATAAAGATACAAGTATGATTAATTCTTTTTATTCCCAGTTATTTAATGGCTTGATTAATAATGTAACAAAGTCTGAAACTTCTGCTGTAACATCTGATACAGAAATGAATATCAGTGCAGCAGGCATAGTTGGAGCAAAATTTAATTCTCACGATACAACTAATCAAGTTTTACAGTCAAGTATAAATCCACTAGATTCTACTATTCTAGAATTAATTGAGAGTTTAAAGATTACAAAACTAGAAGGAAAATTATCAAGTGAATATGCAGGGAAAATTGTTTGCATAAAGGGAAATCTGCTATTTAGGGATTATAGCATAATTAATGAAATTATGCCGTTAATTACTAAATCAAATTTGATTCCTGAATTTTCGAAGCCATTAACACAAAATCAAAAGGGAGGTAAGAAGAAATATACTACGGGAGATTTAATACAAGACATCATTAAAATTATGCCAATAGGATTGGAATTTGAAGTGCGTACAAATGAAAACGAGATTATAAGTGCTATTATAAAAAATGATTGTTTAACCATATCACCTATTGATATGTTTAGAACATTTGGCAACACATTACCAAATGAATGGACTGTCGTTGGTATAATGGATGAAATATGTCCTCCTGATATAAGAGCAAAGTCAGATTTTAAAAAAGCAATTGATGAAATTACAGGTGGATTTACTTCTATTATAAATGACATGAATATTAAATATGTTATTCGTCCATTAGTCATTTACAGAAAGATAGTTCAATAAAAATTAATATCTCTTAAAAACAGTTAATAGTTTTCCTCACTCATCCCTCTCATCCTGTAGGGGCTTTTCTTTTGCCCAGGACACATCATCTTGAGATATAATGGCGACGTGCTTGAGGCTGCCTGAAAAGGTGGCCTTTTTCTTTTGTTTATAAAAAACATAATCGGTCTTAAAATGGAAAATAATAAAAAATTATGGAAAATTTTTATATAAAATGCTTGACTTTTTATACTATTGATAGTATAATATAAGTATAGAGAGGAGGTGATACGGTGAAGCTGGTTGATTACATAAAAGAAGCCGGTAAAGTGGTGGAAGCACTTACCGACTTACTACTTAAGGTAGGCACTCTAATAGCAGTAATTAAACTAATATTAGATAGCCTACAATAACCCCAAGGGGGAGGAAACTCCCCCTGATATAAAGAATATAACATTTAAACCAGCTTTATGCAACATGAAAGAAATAATAAAAGAATCAGGTAAGCTTACATGGAAGGTATTAAAATTAATAATCCTAGCTGTAGGATTGGCAATTTTTATTATCAAAGGAGTGTTTTAATTATGGATAAGGAAACTAGTCCACAAACAGAGGCAAATAAAAGATGGCAGGAAAAGAATAGAGAAAAAACAAAGTATTTAAGGAACAGGTCAACAGCTAGGAGCTTTGTGAGGAACCAGGCAACAGAAGAGGACCTGGCAGAGCTGCTTCAACTCATGCAAGAGAGAAGGCAACAGCTTAAGGAGCAGTAA